TAGCCAGCGGGTAGAACTCGACGGTATAGGTTCCGCTGGTCGTCTCGCTCTGCATCGGGAACTCGATGTAGTCCCCCGCGCCCGGATTGTTTACCGGGTCGCGCGTGGTCTGCGAGTAGGAACTTGGCCCGTTCGTCCCCAAGAGGATAGCGGGCTTCAAGTCTCCATACTGCGCGGTCTGATTTCCCAAATACTGAGTCTGCATCGTATCCCCTTAGTCGAACACTTGTGGAATGGTGAGTTTGGTCGGCACCGTGACACCAGCAGCGGCCAGCGCCAAGGTATAACCAATTTCGACCGCGCTATAGGTGCCAGGATTTCTGGTTGTCACAGCCCCGCCTATCGCCGCAATCGCCTGCGCACCCGGAGCAGTATTCGTTGCCGTGGTCACAAGAACTTGGGCAACGCCTGCTTCCTGAACCACGATCCACGAGCCAGCGGCGATCTGCGCAGCCGAGACGGGAGTATAAGTCACGCCGCGCACCATCGAAGAATCGGCAACCGAGGTCGAATCGAAGGACGATACGTAGCTCTGCGACTGGTAAAGTTGCGCCAGAAGAGAACCACCGCTCAGTCCTGGAACTTCGGTCAAACCGAAGGTAGGAGCCGCCAAGAACGGCCCGCCACCTTGAACCAACTGCGAAGAGATGATGGCACCGCCAGAAACCGTCACCTGGGCAATGGCAGGCATCTGTGAGCCGGCATTGTATGTCGAGGAGACGTTATAGGTTCCGGCTGTTCCGCCCGTTCCGCCCGCAGCGATAACCGTACTGCCGACATATGTTCCCGCAGCCCATCCCACAGGAACGCCCTGACCTGCGATCTGCGGAAGGTTCGCGCTGTTGGCGTTCTGCGCCAAGCGGCAGATGCGATAGCGTCCGGCCTTCAACTGCGTTCCGTAGGCCGTGTTCCACTGCGAAACATCGTCCTCGGACAAGTCCGCGTAGTTGTCTTCGAGGAATTCGGTGCCGAGATACGCGCTACCGTCCCGAACGTCTTGCTGCCCCGTCTGAATCGGGTACACCGTCAGTGGGCCATTGAAGAATGCTGTAAACGGAACCTGTGGCATCGAAATTCTCCTTAGATCGAGCGGAACCCGAAGATGATGGCGCCATGCGTGTTCTGCGGCGTCCAAAGATTCGTCGCCAAGCGCATGAAGCGGTTGTCAGTCGAAATGTTGTTGGGGATCGGCACAATTCGGTCGTCCCATTCCCACCCTGAACCCGGCTTCGGAGGTGTCATTACCAGCGTATCTGGGTCGATAACATACAGGCACTCGCCGGGGTTGACCATCGCTGCCGATGGGATATTCGAGCCGGTAGGCGATAGGGTTCCAGCCGCCACCGTCGCGCCGTTGATGGTATAGGTCGGGGAAAGGAACGGAACCAGCTTTGTGTTCTTTCCCGCGCCGTCGAGGAACTTGGCCGGCGAGGCCGTTCCATAAGCCGCCGGGTTTCCACCGGGGAGATAATTCCATGCGGTCGAAGACGGAGCCAGCGGGTCTTCGTGAACGCGCCACCCCCCAAAGTCCACCGAGCGCCACCCGAAGTCTGTGCCTTCCCTGACTTCAAGATGCTGAATCACGGCCGCCGAGCGGAACATCACCGCGAGCGCTCCAAAGCCGAACGGATTGGCGAACGCCACCCGCGCCTTCGCGCCCAATACTGCGAGCTGCGCCAATACGTGCTCCAGAACCGGGTAGGTAATCGAACCCGGTGTAGCCGTATTGTTGCTGGCGTTGTAAGAGCCGCAGTAGTACGGAACCGAGTTGAGAACCTGCCCGACTTGGCCATTGCGCTTCTGGCCTCCGTAGTACTGGTAGACGTTGCCGAAGGGCGACGGGTCGATGCCGTTGTTGTAGGCTTCGTCGAAGCCGTTGGCCGTCTTGTAACGGTTGTCCGAGACGCCTACCGTGGACGGTGCGCCCGGCTGGCCTGAAGCCGCCTGACCGTGGCGGTAGAAGTCCATCTCGATCATCGACTCGATCTTCTTCATCATGCAGTACGTGTCGAGGTCTTCCTGCGAGAACTTCTGCGTGTCGCCCGCCGCATTGAAGAGCCGGTAGGTCGTCTGGTCGATGGGCAGATTCGACTGATAGAACCGCTCATCAAACTTGACATTAGACGCCATCTGCTTCCGCTGCGGGGTGATCGTATCGCCCGGCTGAGTGGCTCCGCCGTCCGCGTAATCGTAGATGTACGCCGACTCGACCCCGGTGCCCTGGAAGAGAACTTCGGTGATTCCCGCCTCCTTCAGCAAGCCAACGAGCGGAAAGTTCGTGCCGAAGTTGTCGTGAATGATTCCGTACCGAATCAAAGTCCGGCTGGCGGCATCTCGCTCGTTGTACAGCGGATCAAATGGAACCATGTCAATTCACCCTTTCGCTTACTCAGCGTTTGAGGCCAAAGCCTCGCGTACATGCGACACTGACGCGGCAATGCGATCCCGAACAGGCATCCTTCGGAAATCGTTGGTTTCCTGCGCAGTGCGCGGTTTGAAAACTTGAGGATGACGGGAAGCAAGGCCGGGAGCAAGTCCCCTATGTCCCGCCGTCACTGGATGCTCTTCCTGATACTTCTTCACGCCAGCAGATACGCCGGCATCGATCCTGGCTTGCACTTCTGCCTGACGGATTCTCTCCGTCTCTTCGGAGAACTTGTACTTGCGCTCGGCGTACTCGGCCACCGGCAACTTCGCGGCAATGGCTTCGTCAACCAGCCGAACCGGGTCATCCACGAACGGCTTGTTGAAGACGGCCTGGAACCTGGCCTGGACCCGAAGAGCTTCGCCCATCTGCGCAAATCCGCTGCGCATCGTGTCATTCAAAACTTTGGTAGGATCGGCGGCGGCGACAGGGGCGGATTTCGGAATTCCGGAGAGGTCCACGTTGAGGCCCATTTCTTTCGCTTTGCCGAGGGCCGCTGTCAACGCGGCATTGGCGGTTTCGAGTTCCACGAGGCGGGTTTCAGTCACACCAAACGACCTGATCTGTTTATCAATTTCAGCTTGTTCGCGCTGCGCCCGTTCAACATCTTCGGCAGCCTTCCGCTCGGAGGCGGTGGCCTGCGTATACTTCGTGTCAGCTTCCGTGAGGTAGCCATTCCACTTCGCGGCTACTTCCGGTTTGGCCTGGAGAGTGGCCGGGTCGATGCCTAGCTCGGCGGCCAGATTGTCCAACGTGAATGCCATTTGCTGTTCTCCCTACTGCTGCGGTGCTTGCATCGGTTGTGCGGGTCCAGGTGCGGCCTGCGAGGATTTCTGCAACGCCTGAATAACGGCGGAAGCAGCCTGCTGCATCTCCGGCTGAATGATGGTGTTCTGTGCGCCGATAGTGCGCAGGGCGATTGCCAACCTGCCCAGAATGGTTTGGAGGGGGTTAGCGTTTTGCTGCCCTTGAGACGCATCGCCTCCGCCCCCCGCTTGCGGCGGGGGAGCAGAGGCTTGCGGGTTTGGCATTGAAGTGGCCATGTGCCTACTTCGCGGCTTTCTTACCGCCATTCTTCCGGCTACGCTTCCGTCCACCCTTGCGGGATTTCTTGTGACCGCTGACGCCCTTGACTGTGAATTTACCCTTTGCCATGATGCTTCTCCTTTTGTTGAATTTGCCTGAAATAGAAAACGCCCCGAAGGGGTTTCCTTCGAGGCGCTGGCTGAATCCAATGGAGGAGGGCTGGCGAATCTCTAAAAGCAAGTAGAGCGCAAGTTGCTCATTCTGTCAAATCTTTATTTTCTTTCACCAGTTCTCGCGTCACCTGCTCGGTCACAATTGCCCTGCATCCGCCCTGGTTGAAGCGCACGGTAAATTCTCCGGTCGCCTTCCCTCGGCGAAGGTAGCGCGAGAGGTCGCCAACCACGTCCGGCACCGCGTCTTGATCGGTTACGTGGATGTGCTGCCGGAAGATTGTAATCTCTTCCTTCTTGTCAACTTCGATGTGGTCGGCAATCAAATTCTTCGGCCTGTTTGCCATGTGCTCTCCTTGACTAACTTGTCTTGTTCACAGCCCTTACATCACCGCTTTGCGACCCCTTCACAGCCCCTTGAGGCGGCTTCTTGTTGCTGTTGGGCCTGCCGCCACCCTGCCCTTGCCCCGGACCACCTTGTTCCGGTAATTGTATGCCAAGCTCTTTTGCCTTTGACGCAAGAGCAACTTGGGCTTCAAGTTTCCATTCGCCTTCTTTGAGCTGCTCTGCTTTCCATTCCTCATGCAGAGCGTCGTAGCCGGTGACGCCAAACTTCTCCATATAGGCCGACTGCGGAAGCTGCGCACCTTTCTGGTAGAGGAACATCCAAAGCATTTTTTCCTGCATCTGCGTAATGTCCAAAAGCTGCATCGGCGTCGAAACAATTCCGATGCGCTCAAGGAACCACCGCGCCCTCTGCGCCTTGGTGTAGCGCGATTCGTCAGTATTCAATTCGTTCGGCAAATGCGAAGGGATGAGCGAGGTCGGGTCGTTGTCGTAGGTTTGAAGATCAATCGCTTCCGGCCCAATATCTGAAATCAGTTCATCGACAGACTTGTACTGCGCGATGTTGTATTTGATGAGTTGCGCCAGCCGCGAAGAACCCCGCCACATCACCATCGCTATGCCCTTAGCCATCGGACCGAGATTGGTGATGAATTTATCTAAAGACTGCTCCGACATGTTGCTCTTGAGATCGCGCAGACTGGCAATATCGTTCAGGCCGAGAATCGACTTTACCATCGAGTCGTACCACTCCTGGCCCTTCCAATCCTCAGTATCCACCGTCATAGAATCCGGCAGAATGCTTTGCAGTCCCTTCTTCGGGTCGCCCTTCACTCCGACCCGCACGCCCTCGGCCCGCAGCATATCCAGTTTTTCCAGTTGCGTCCGGCTGGCGCCCAAAGTGAAGTCGTAGCCCATGGGAGGGTCTTTGCGCACAGCCAGCGTCTCGTCAATCTCCGAAGCCCTTGCCCGCCGCGCACGCTCTACGCCTGCCACTTGCCGCACCGCGGAGTATCCCCTGGCAGCCCACGGGAAATCGTTCACGTCGAATTGCACCACGGGAATCTCGCCGTGCATATCGTAGGCCGTGTTGTCGTACATCGGAACAGGGCAGGTAGGAGAGGTGATAATCTCGCGCATCTGAGGGTAGACGCGGCAATCCTCCTCCTCCGCGCGGCGCGATTCTGGCAAGCCGTTCTGGGGGTTAGTGCTCACCAGCAAGTCGCCGT